CTAAGAAAACCGGTTAAACCTCCAATATGTGATAGGTCTTTGTTAACCCAACCAATAGCAGCGAATGCTCTCAAGAAGGTGTTTAGTCCGTCTATTAATAGCACTCGGCTGTCTACTGAGTCTAGGGTTTTCTCCTCTTTTAAAGAGTCGAATATTTTTTTGTATTCTGGGTTCATTAGTCTGCTGTGTCAAATATATCTGGTGATAAGGCTGTTTCTTCTTCAACTACATCGAAAGACGTTGATCCAAGGACTTTCATCCATTGATCAGAGTACTCTTTCTTATAGTTATCAAGCTCCTTCTTATCATCATTGATAAATCCGTGCACAGTCATAATGACTTTATTAACAGCTGTAACACCAGTTACGTGATTCTTATCACAGCTAATTCTAGTTCTCTTAGCGAACTCTACTTCTTTACCATTTTTAGTAGCCTTGATCTTGTTTGTACCTGCTCTTGCAATGTTACCAAATGTGATAACTAAAGATGAGTCAAAGTACATGGTGTTACCACCTTTGTTATTGAGTGTAGGCTGACCCATTGGTGAATCAGGCTTTGCTACCCACACCTTATTAACTGCTACTAATGTATTGGTATATGGTTGAGATGCTTTACGTGATAATACAATACGCTGGTTAATGAAGTTACCAAACTGTTGTGACATGGCGCCTGCATTCCATTCGTTATTGTTTGTGCTTTTCTCAATCGACATTCTACAAGGAATTGATCCAACTGAATCCCAGAAGAAGCAGATGTTGTAAGGAAGTGTTCCTCTCTTTTGCTCATCTAAAATATCAGCGATAAACCCTGCTACGTCTTCAATACACTCAAGCCTTTCACGATCGATATATAAGAAGAAGCCTTTGTAGTCTACAACTTCTCCAGTTGCAGGGTCTGCTATCTCTTCAAATTGAAAGCCCATCTCACGAGCGTGATTCCAATCCCACTTCATCTCTGTGATAATAAACACAGGTAGTATTCCTAACTTTTGCGCACTAACAGCTGCTTCAAGTAGCGCAGTTGTTTTACCAGTATCAGAGTGTCCTCTTAAAAGTGTAATGTGACCAACAGGAATACCAGGAATTTGAAGTGTATCTTGAAAGGCTTGTGATAATGGTATCCAACTTTGTTCTTTGAAAACAACACCTGCAGATAAGTTCTTGCCTTTCTTAAACTTCTCTAGATCAGCTGTTCCTTTGATTGCACTAGATATAGTGCTAGTAAGCGATTCTTTTGCTTTTGCCATACAAAACTATTGAGTTAAAAAACCCTGGCTTTTATTGCCAGGGCTTTGTTATTAAATATCGAACAAATCATCAATTGCCGAATCTACACTTGGCTTAGTTGTACTAAGAGTGTACTGACTGTTTGCTGGTTTTTCCCATGGCAAATCAGATGCTGGCTTAGATTCTACAGTGTCAGCAGATTCTTTCAACTCTTCTTCAGGGTTCAAATGCTTAAGTAAAGCGTCTTTCATATCTTCATAGCTATATCTTTTGAATTGAGCTAGAGGATCTGGTTGGTTTTCAAGCCATAGTTTTACTTTGTTAGCATCTTCTGATAAAGGAGTTGCTTTTGTTCTTACACGCACAGTCGATGTGTTGTACATCAAGCCTGTTGTTTCTTTACCAGCTGTTTCAACTGTAATGTCACGGCCAGTAATAGGATCTGTGTAATCTCCTACATCCTCATCTTCAGCGATAGAAAGTAAGTCCATGTAGACTTGCTTACCAAACTCCCAAAGACGAACTCCTTTGTCTTCTTCACCACGTACAATTACAGGTGCAAAGACACGCATTTTTGGTTCAAGCTTCTTAGCTAATTGCCAATTGTCTTTTTCGCTAGACTTACGAAGTCCTTGTGCAAACTCAACAATAGGGTCTTTTTCACCAAAGTTAGTTAATGCCATCATAGAACGGTTGTTGATGCCATAGTGCATGTAAACCTCTTTGAATGGATTTTGTTTGTTAAACACAGAAGGTACGATACGCACCGAATGTTTACCCACGGCTGGCCTCCAAATGGTTTGGCTCAGATCTTTCTTTTGTCCTCCACGTGGATTCTGTAGAGCCGACAATCTTGATTTGATGACTGATATGTCCATATATAACTGTTTTGGTAAATGTAATGAATGTTCAAGAACGGAAAAAATCGTTCTATTAAGTGAGATAAAAAAACCCTTGTAATTAAGGGCTTTTCATTTATTTTGTTTTAGAATCCAATGCTTACAAGATCTAGATCTGTTTCTATCCAACGAATTTTAAGCACTAGTAATTTTTTTAACTTCTCTGAAGTAAGACGGGTATCTGGTGTGTCTATATCTACAACCACTCCACGGATACCATCAAATATTTGAGCGTGTTTGCCACCAATTATTTTTTCAAATGCTAAAACTTGCTTTTGTTGAACCGGAGTTAAGTTTTCAAGACTTGTTCTACGGGATTCATTTAATATGCCAGCAGTTTTTTGTAGCTTTTGTACCTCTGTTATATGCTTTTTCATGCTAATAAATATTAGACTGCAACGATCTTATGGATAGTAGTGTTTAACTTTTTTAGGTCGTCACCTTGAGTCAACAAGATAGAATTCTTATAGTCGTTCCAGTTGATCATGAACGATGTATCTAGTACGCCATTATTTAGCTTCTTGATCAAAGTGTTCAAGGCGTTAATGGTATAAAGAGTGTTTGACTCTTTCTTTCTATGGAGTAGGATAGTATTAGGAAGGATCTTAGTCTGGCCACCTTGAAGTTCAATATTGTAGGTGCACATGTATTCCTCAGACTCTGGAGAAGCCAAAACGAATATCTTTTTATATAAAATAGTGTACTCTCTGTTTATCTCCCTAAGGGTATCGTCCAAACCATCTTTGGAAGAGAAAGTACAAAACAACTTGTTCATAAGCGATTCTGCTGTAATTTCAATTATTTTGTGTTCTTGCATAACTTTTATTAATTAATTATAAATATTGAATATAGTACTAGAAAGCATAGTTGGTTCCGTATTTGTGTTTTACAATCATGTCGTTCTTTTCTAACACTTCTTTTATCTTTTTTAGTAGTGTTTTTCCATCTTGCTGGCTGAAGTCAAACAAGAAAGAATCATAGGTGATCAAGATTAACTTACTCTTCTTCTTACTTAGAAGTTTGTTTATCTCCAAGATCTTGTCAATGTTCTCTTTGGTCTCTAGATTCTGGACAATGTAGTTGAACAATTTTAGCTTGTTCATGCCAGGCAGCTTCTTCAAGATACGGCCAGTAGGTAGGACAGCTGCTTTGTGAGCATTGTACTTCTTCCATTCTTGATCAATAAACTCACTCAGATGTTTAAAGAAGTCAATATGTTTGTATTGGGCTTCAATACCACCATACAGTTGCCTAAACGTAATGGTCTTTGATTCTTTATACTGCTCATCAGTTAGCTCGTCCTGGTTGAAATATGCGCGTCCTAGATACACGTGCATAGATTCTTTTGGAGGCTCAAAGCCAATCAACCTAGATATTAGTCTTAGGTGATACGCATCGAAGTCAAACTCTACTAGAAAGTCATTCTTTGGAACAAAGCACTGTCTAAAGTCTTGGTCTTTAGGAATGGCTAGAAAGTTAATCCCATTGAATGAGTTAGTAGGCCTAGCTGTCAAATTGTACAGGTTATAGTAAGAATAGATAGTATCACCTAACAAACTATATTCTGGGTGTTGGAATTGGAACTTCTTATTAAAGCAGCTTAGATCAACTTTGATACCTGACTCTTCTACACCTTTATAAGCCTCAGTCAGTCTTTCTTGAAGTTCAATGTCCATCTCAAGATGGAAGTAGTCTCTAACCAACTTATACAAGCACTCACACTTTTCATAGTGTTTAGCGATTGGTATGATCTCATTTAGTGTAGGTAGCACAGGGTACTTTATATAAAAGTCTTTATGTACCACTGTGTCACAATTAAAAGAACTGTACTCGTTGTTTTTATCTAGACAGATAAACTGTACATCGATTGAGTTAGGTAGATCTAAGAAGTACGAGTGAAACTTCTTGTCAAGTAGATAGATCTTAGTGTGCTTCTTTAGAAAGTCTTCTACTAACTTTAACTCTAGAGAAAAGCCTTCTGAGTGATTAATAACAAACACATAGCCTTTCTTACCATTATGATAATATACTAAACTGGCTCTTGAAAGTTTAGGGTGATAATAATCGTTAGAAGTGACTATCTGTATAAACGCCTCGTCTGAAAGTTCTAGACGCTGTAATTGTTCTTTATCTTCAATGATGAAATACATAACCTGTTATTAGTAACAATAATATACTATTGTAGCGATAGTAAAAAAACTATCTACATAGTAGGTCTAGCAAATTTTGCGTAGTCACCACCAATGAAGTCAAGGATGCCTAAGAAAGTTCTATTAGCTGATTCGGTTAATCGTTGATTTGTTTCAATGATACCTGGTATAACGTTGTATTGAGATTCACGTTTACTATTCAAAGGTCCTGTCAACTTCCAAAGTATAGTTGTAGTTTGATAAATAGTAATGTCGTAGTCAGCAGTACCATTCACAATTGAGTTATACTCGTCTTGAGATATTTCTGTAACGAAGCCTCGCTCGTTTTCTTTTTTAGTAAAGTAACGTATGATGTAACCTTTCTTATAATCTTGATCTGTTGGTTGAGGATAGTAAGAATTAGGTTGGCCTGGTATTCTAGTATTTGTTATTGTAGAAGCTGCGACTCCTGTTTTATTAGCAAGATCTCTTCTAGATCTTGTAGACAAATTAGTATTACTTAATCCAGGAGCAGACTGATAAGATGGGATCCTTTGTAAAGGTTCGCTAGGTCCTACTTCTGGGCTAGATCCTGTAAACGCTCTACCATCATATGTTTCGTAGTACCTACCAGAATAAGGTAATCCATTCAGCAAAAATTCTGTTCCTGCTGTGTTTAAATTTGGTTTTACTGCAAATGATGGATAATATCTTAACATATTAACCTAATAAAGATTTTTGAACATAAATATAAAAATCATTAACTGTTAAAGGATCTCCAGGTCTTTTTCCTGCTGCTGTTGCAATTGCAGGATTTTGTCTAGATATGATACCAGCAGATTGATTTTTAGATTCTATTAGAGAGCTTAGTGGTTTTCCTACTGCTGCTGGGAAAAATACATATAGATAAAGATCATAAGCATTTCTAAATGTGTTGTTACCAAAATACTTTTCTACATAATCTAATTGCTTTAAAGGCCCCATTGTTTGAAGTTGATCAGTAGTGACTCCTAAACCGGCAGCTGTTTTTGGTAAAAATTGGATAAGTCCTACTGCTCCTATAGAATTTTTAACAGATGAATTAAACTTACTTTCTTTATAAAATACTATGTATAAATCATCTGCAGTTACTCCTAATTTAGTTGCTATTTGTTGAACTCTTTCTGGAACTCCTGTGGTGGCTATAAAATTTTTATACCCTTGACTATTTTTTATATAGTCTGGAAGTGTAGTTGATCCGGTCGATGCTTGAACAGGATTATTAACAATTGGATTAGCAGGATTAACTCCAAATTGAACTGTTGTATTTGTTAACTGTTTAACAGATCCTACAAAATCAGTTTTATATTTTAAGAAAATCATATTAGCTCTAACCGCTGTAGTCCATTGATTATTTTCAATAGTGTTAGTAAGTCCTACTACAACAAAGCCTACTTTATTAATATGATCTTTTGATAGTCCTTTTTGGTCTTGTACAATACGATTATTGTATGTGTAAGGAAGAAGTTGATCTGATATACTAAATGCTTGACCCATAGTAAAACCAGATATTCCATCTGTTGTAAAATTAACAGATACAGGAATCATAGCCGACGCTCTAGTAGGATATTCAGTATTTTTTATTTTACTCATCCTTTCTATATAGTAGTTAGTAGCTTGAGACACATTTGAATCTGATGGATTAATTTTACTATAAAAGTCAGATATAGTTTGATTAAATTGTATCGCGGCTGCTTTTACAGTATCTTGATCTGTTGCTTTACTTCCAGTTATATCTCCTTTAATCGGTATGAATCTATCTTTATAGCTAGTATTAATAAAGCCGAAATTATCTCCATTAGTAGAAAGAGTTGATTTTCCTGCTACGTCTGAATTGGCAGATATAGCGATCATATTACTCAACTTAGTGCTAATATCTGTTTTTATTTCTAGACTCTTGGCTATACTAAACTTACCTACTAAAGGAATCTCACTTATGTTACTAGGTTGTAACATTTCCTCTCCTTCTAATGGCGGTGTTACTTGGTCATCTACTATATGAAAAGTATTGCCTCCGTCATTGTAGGCCAGTCTTAACAGACTAAAATTGCCTAAATATTTGTTTATGTCTAATAGCAACTGCTCTAAAAACGGCTTTAAGTATATGCTATTAGTTCCATCTTTTAGGCTATAATCTCTAACTAGTTCAATAACATAATCTATACTAATTAAAACATTCATGATTTTTGCTCTGTAGATATTATTATTTGCTTCATCAAATTTGATAGGAGGTATTTGACTAGACAAAGCGTCATCATTAGATGTATTAAATAAAGGCGTTGTTTCGTTACTTCCAGAAAGAGGTTGTATTTTTGTTTGATCCTTAGTTAAAATGTCTTTTAAAAACAAATCTTGATAGTCAGTAAAGCTTCCTTCAAACGGGATTAATACTTTAAAAGGATTTGTACTTAAATGTTTTGTGTTAGATAAAAAGAAGTTTACATTAGGATTAAAATCAATATAAACTAAAGGAGTTTGAACTGTTGAGTCTTTAGTGTCATATATAGTACAACTATGATTAAGTATCATTAATAATAGACCTAATGGAATATATACTGGGTGGTTTGTAGTTACGCCTTTTACTATCTCTTGACTTATTTCATAAGGAACTACATACGCATTTAATAACCTTTTAAAATCAACATTTTTTTGATTCAACTCAGCTGTTGTAATACGGCCTGCCATCAACTCAGTTGCAAAACCATACTTAGATTGTATTTTAAATCTATCTTCTGGATTCTTAGGATCCGTATCTACTATAGTACCTTCTACTAGTTCTGTAATATATTTAGAAAATATACCATTAGAAAATACCTGAGAATAAAATGTAGTGTTTCCAGACTTGTCATTTTTATCCCAGATAGGTAATGTATAAACTTTTCTACCAATTGAAAGATCATTGTTGCTTGCACCAATAGCTTTATTAAGAGCATGAACTTGAATAGTTCTTAAAGTTAATTCAAGCCCTGATTGTAATTGTAAAGCTTGTTGTATCTGGGTATTAGCTGCTTCTTGTGCCGCTGCTTGTTCTTCTGCAGTGGGTCCTTGATTTTGATTTTGTGCAGCAATAGTAGCTTCTACTACTTTAATGTCAGGAGCTTTTGCACCTTTAATTACACTCTGTATTAAATTAGAATCTGTTATATATAGAGAAATTCTAACATTAACACTAACGTCTCCTGTGGTATCTATAACAGAAGACCCTCCTATATTATTTACTTCTTTTTTAACTTTGTCATTAACTACAACTACTACATCTTTTGTTAATGATAATATAGGAAAAGATAATCTATTTTCTTTATTTACACTATTAACAGTCGAATCTATTTCTCCAATCTCAGCATATTTTAATGTACTTACACCTAAAGTAAGATTAGATACATTAAAACTTCCGTCTGTTTTTATTTGATTTATTGCTTTAGTATAAACTTCTTCAGAATTAACTGTGTCTCTTGAAAAACTAGGATTAATAGTTTCAAACTCTACTTTTATTCCTATAGGATATTTTTTTCCATTTATTCCTAAATAAGAAAATCTTTTAGCTCTTATATCTACAGTATTTCCTCTACTAGTCTGTATTAGATCGGCTGTCTTAAATAGTTTTGCTTCTACAGGAAGAGCATAAAATAAAGCGGCTTGTTTTTGTAAAAGAGCAGTTGTGCTTACAGGATTTGAAGGATCTGCTGTTTGACCACCTTGAAAATTAGAAGGCGGTTTGTTAGAATCAAAAAAACTAGTTACAGTATTAAAAAGATTTGTCGTATTTATATTTACTGATGATACGAGATCTGTTGTATTATTTACAGGAATAATCGCTCCAAATCTAGGAATTAACCAAGACCAACCTCTATCTTTAAGTTCATAAAAATAGTCTATATTATTGTCGTAATACCCAGTTAATTTTTGTTGAGAATTTGGAAGACCGGCTCTTTTAGCAATAACAAATTTCTGCTCATTAGTAGGTTCTTTATCTACTGTATTAATTTCTTTGTTTAAAACTCTAAGAATCGATTCTTGTTGACTAGTTGGTGCTGGTGGCTCCGCAGGTGGTATATTTTGAGCAGCGGCTATTTGAGAGAGTGTTTGATTATACCTTCTAATCTCTTCTGCTAATATATTAGGTAGATCTTTTGGATTGTTAATCTTAATAGCGTCTCCTAATATACCGAGAGCCATTAGTTTAATAGTGCAATCATAACCTCCGTCTTGATTATAAGTAAAATTAAAGTTAGTAACCATGCCTAGCATAGCATCATAGTTACCTTCTGATTGCCTAACATTTTTGCTTATTTGTATAGCAATTTCTTCTTTAGTAAGATTTTGTCTAAAAGGGTCTATTGAATAAAGTTCTGTAGATTGTACTCTGCTACTTCCTTCAGGATAAAAAAAAGTTTGTCCCCATTCTAGGAACATGGTAAAACCAAGCTTAAAATAAAGAGCGTCGATAATATCTAATTGGGCTTTATCCCAACATTTAAAGTTAATTGTTGCAGCTCTAAGTGATCCTAATTTACCTTGCGTATCAATAGTAACAGATTGAATACCTGGCATTGGCCTATAACCAAATTGTTGTATTTCACTTGTTCCTAATATACCGTAGGCGCCATCTTTACCAAGTCCTGCTCTTTGTTGATATGAATTTTCTCTTAGATATTTTGATGTGCCGCCGAATAAAACAAATTCCTTAGCAAGATCTTCTTTGTTCTTTATTGAGTCTCCTACTACTTTTCTAAAATAATCTATATCATTAGGATTCAATATATCAATAGAAGAAACAAGTCTTATCCAAGCGGTTTTATTCGCTATAAATAAGATATTATCATTGTCTCTAGAATCTCTAGCTCCTTGATTAGCTCTAGTATCCAATTGGTTTATTAACCATTGTGGAATTTTAGTGCCAATAATATTTGATATCTTATTGCTATCAAAAGCCATAACTATCTAATTGCATTTACTAACTTGTATGTATTAATTGCGCCTGCTAAATCTACTGGTATACGAAGCTGTGTTCCTGGTTCTACTACTAGTGAATCTCCTGGTAGTGCGTTCGCTGAAGCAATTACCCACCAAAAGCTAGAATCACCATAGAAATCAAAAGCCAACAGATCTAATCTATCACCTAAAACTGTAATAATATAATTATCATCATTAGTAGGAGGTATTTCAGGGTAGATATTATTTACGTAGTATTCACTACCTGTTGCTGCTGATTTAATAACTTCTATATTTTGATATCTGTAGTTCATATATTAATTCTAGGTATTGGTTGATTTTCAGCAATTTGTTCTGCTAATCTAAGATTTGCATCTAATCCAGAATCAACTGTTCTTAATTCACCTAGAGTTGCTTCGGTTTGTGCAATAGTAAATTGTTGTTGTATAGTTGGCTTAATAAATGTAGTAGGATCTGATGGCGATGATTTTGGTACGTTAGCTATTAACGCAGATATATTAGAAGTTACTGTCTCTGTTGTAGTAGTTTGCTCTGTAGTTGCATTAGTAGTTTTACTAATTGTAGATGACGTGTTAGGTCTCTTAGGAAGTACATCAAGAATTGGTCTGAATGTAACTGCTACATCTACTACTTGAGGGAGTTGCGCAATATTTCCAGATTGATCATTTTCTATATTAATCTCCCAAGGAGTATTATTATCAACTGTCATGTTGATTGATTCTATAAAGCCAGGCACACGATACAGATAATCACCAATAGTTACACGAACTACAGGAGCTCTCATTATACCTTGATTAGGACTATAGTCTGGATAAACTTGTCCCATCAACATGTTAAGTTTGTTATATAGAGGTCTAAGATCTTCACGTGATTGCGCAGCGACTCTGAAAGAGAATCCTACAGTTCTAGTAAAACCTTGATAGGTAAAAAAGTTTTCACCTCTACCTATATATTTAAATGAGTTTAACTCAGCATTATTTGTGTCAGTAATACCTGCTGTTAAAAACGCTCTAAAGAATATAGCAGTTGAATAAGTAGGAGCATCATTAGAGATTGCTTCAAAAACAAATTTAATAAGATCTTGACTACTATCTTTATTCTGTTGTACTTCCCAAGGTGCTTGATCATTTCTAAACAAGAAAGGATAAAGAGTGTTCATTTTATCTTTATATCTTCCTGCTTGAACAGTATAAAATCTCTTATCAACAGTATTGTTACCCCATGGTATGTAATTAGGAACTCCGCCGAATCCAGTTAAACCAGGAAGTTGATTTCTAAAGTCTTGTAATTGAGGAACTGGGTTATTAAGATTAGACTTTTGTGCTAACAGCTGATCATAGTTCATGGCTGTGCTTGATCTCAATCTAGTTGTATCAACAACTCTAGGAATTGTAGTTGTGCCTATACCATAAACAGAATTAGGCCCTCCTAGATATTGGAAGATCATATTCCTGTTAAGTGATATACCAAGGGTGTTTACTAAATTAATATCTGGGACATTTGCTGGATTTGCAAATGGATCTCCTGTGGTCATTTTAAGACCTAAAAGATTATATAGCCTATTAGACGCTTTCTGGTTGTTAACGTTTTGCGCGTTAACTATTGAATAGTAGAACTTTTCAAATGGATTAAATGGCACCAAACCTGCTCTATTAGCGTGAAAACCTGTTCCAGATACTCCTACTTGAGCTAATGTGTTTGCACCTAGATTATACACCCTAGTGTTCTCTAATAAACCAGGATAAGGAAGTCCTTGAGGAATACCAAACAAAGTGTTGCCTGTTTCAATCTTAGGATTAGATAGTTGAAGTCCTACTTGTTTTTGTATAAAAGCAGTGCCTCTTGGCTTATCTTCAAAGAATTTTTTGATCCTTGACCTATCTATTTTACTAGAAACAGTAAATGATTGTGATCCTAAATTAAACTCTAATTGACCTCCTCTAATAGGAAAATCTAAACCTCCTGTTGAACCCGCTCTATAAATAGGTAGCGTATTACCTGTAGGATTAGGTGTGTCAGGCATTATAGTTTGAATATAAGGAAGGCCTGATGAACCATATCCAGGTCTATCATTACCGAACCTGAGATTCTTAAGGTTTGATTGTAGGTTAATTAAAGGCATTTATTAATTTATTTGACCTGTTCTAAGATCTTGATCAGCAGCTTTACTATATCTAACTTCTGCTTCTCTTTTACTATCAACTAAATAAGCATTTACATTTACATTAAGTGATTCATTTCTATTACCTTTAACCATTTTCATATCATCTTGAGCTATAGTTGTTACATTAGCTGCTGTTGTTGAAGCTGCAGCTTTATCTCCAACACTAACTCCACCAAAGTCTCCACCTAATGATCTAATTCTGTTAGGGGCATCTTTAGAAAATGCTTCAAATTTTCTTTCAAAACCCTCATCTATACCAAAGCCAAGAGTTATAAAATCTATAGCATTTATAATACCGTTAGCAATTCCTAAAACAGCTTCAACTGCAAAAGCAAAGAAGTCTCTAAGTTTACTTATAATAGCTTTGATGTTTTCTGGCTTAGAGATATATTCAAAGAAACCTTCTATCTTTTCTATAATGCCACTCTTCTCTACAAAGTCAGCTATTGATTGTTTTATCTTCTCCATGAAGCCGCCAATCTTTTCTTGAAGAGAGGCGTTTGTTAAGTTTTGATAAGCTTCTTCACCAGTAAGTCTAATAATCTCTTCTTTAGATTTACCTTGTGCTTTTAATGCTTGTACTTTTGCTTGTGCGTCTTTTAGATCTTTTGCGCCTAGTTTACCTAACAACTCTTGTTGCTTCAACATATCTCCCATTTGATCTCTAGACATGCCAAATGCAGAGGCTAGAGATTCAGCTTGTATACGATTAAGCTTTAAGAAATCGTTTGCAGAACCAACTTGACTTGTTATTTCTTTTGCAGCAGTTGCAAGATCATTGTTCAAGAAAGCTTCACGAGCTTTAGTTAAGTTAATATCTTTTCCAGTTAATAGTTGAGCTTCAAACTCTTTTGATATAGACGATTCAAAGTCTAAGAATGAATCAGCTATTGAATCAAGTTGCTTTAACTCCATACCCATTGACTTAACAGTAACTAATGATTTAGTTAACTGTGCTGGGTATTTTGCAAATGTAAGACCTAAATATCCTCCTAAATTAGATGCTTCTTTAAGTATTTTCTGATAGTTAAAGCTAATTCCTGTTGCCTGTTTTAAACCTGCTACTTGTGATAAAACAGATTTAGTTATACCTTCTGAAGATTGTCCTGTTAAAGTTGACGCTTCAACTATACCTTTTCTTGTTTCTAAGTCTAGGCCTGCTATATCTCTTAACTTAATGTTAGTAGCTAACTGTTCATTAGTAAGTCTGTTAGTTACTCCTAAAGCATCAGCTAATTCCATTTGAGACTCAACCATCTTTTGGCTATTGATGAATAAGTCTCCAGAAGAAACACTAAGGCTAGCGAACTCCATTTTGATTGCTCGAGCTTCACCTGTTGAAAGGTTCATGGCTCTTGCAAACTTTACAGTTTGATCTTGTATTCCTACTATATAATCAAATACAGATTTTAATCCGCTAACAATCCCTCCTATAGCGGCTCCGGCTAAAGGTATTGCGGTCAAAGGATCTGTTATAGCTTCTTTTAAACCAGCCCCGGCTGCTTTACCTAGTGAACCTAACTTATCTAAGAAGGTCATTTTTTTACCTTCTTCGTTTAAGTCTCTAGACCTTTCAACCATTTCACCATAAAACTTGGTACCTAAACCTAGTTTATTAGCAAAGAACCCTAATGCCTTTCCTGATAATCCTATGCTTTTATTAATTTCTTTTTCTACGTCTAGCTCTTCTTGTAATAATTGAACATTTTCTTGAGCTATTTTGTTTGCTTCAATAGTAGCAGCATATCTTCTTTCATCTATATTAAGAGAAGACTCTTGTTGTGATATCTGATTATCTAGTGTGGCTAATTGTTGGCCAAGAGATCTAGCTAAAGATTGGTTGTTTTGTAACTTAGCTCTTTGGATATCTCCTTCTATCTTTTTTCTATTAGTTATATTGGTTATATAACCTATAGCATTTTGTTTCTCTTGATCACTCATGGACTTTTCTAAGTCCGATATCTTCTTGGTTGTGAGGATGTCTTTTTCCTTAGCCTTTTGTAACTCTTTTTGTATGTCTTTGGTATTAATGGTCTCTCTATTAAGAGCCTTTACCTTAGAAATAGAAGCGTCTCTTAAGTCATTTATCTTAGATAAAAGATTTATAGACTTATTTAATTCAGAGTTAGAATCCTGTTGAAGCTTTCTAGATTGCCTAATCGATTCTTCTAACTGCCTACTGATATCTATTTCGTCTGCCATTTACTGTATTGTATTACCTACGAATAAATATTTACCTTTTGGTTTTTACCTTAGATACAAAGGTAGGCTCTTCTGACTTCTTGACGAAGTCTGGCAGTTTGATCTTACTAGGATCCGTCTTCTCAGTTACCTTTTGCTGGTTTTGATTGCGCATCTCTTCAACCTTCTCAAGATATTCATTGATCTTCTTTAGGTTGAATCTACGTTTTGGAACGTCCATGTTCCATACCTCAGAATAGGTAAAACCACCTCCACCATGATAGGTGAGTTCAAATACCTCGGTCATGAATGCGGACCTATAGTCCGCTCCCGGGAAAAAAGAACTCGGCACCCATTGGAAGGGAGGTTTGTATCTCTGTGCCGTCTTTTAAAGTAAATGATACAGTAGTATCGATATCAGGAGTTACATCAGCTATATACTTTCTAAGTTCAATAGAATCTCTAGATAGTAGGTATCCTTGATCAATAAAGTCTCTGACTGTCTTAACAGAATAATCCCCATTAACAGATGTAATCTGGTGTTTAAGTCTTGTAGAAAGCGTACCGGCGTCTTGGCCTACAACTTTCTTCATTCCTTTAATCTCTTCATCGATCTTTTTATCGTCAACTACAGTTAAAATCTTGAAAGTAACTTGGTTCTTAGAGTACGGAAGAGTGAAAGCAAATTCATTTTTATTGTTGAATTTAGACCAGTCTAACTCTTTATATTTAAGAGTCTGTAAGTCTATATCTACTTTCTCTTCTTCATTAGTATTTGGATTAGTATACTTGAAAGAGTAGTCTTTACCATAGGCTAGAATCCTAGCGGCTATCAGTAAGCCATTCCTGTCACCTAAGGTTAGGTCTTCGTAGTTGATAGGTGATTTGATTAGGCTCTTTAGCATCTTCTCGATGGCGAGGCCCTGGCGAAGTAGGTTGACATTTGTAAGGATGTCTTCCTCTTTCGCTGTCATGTACTTCATTTCAACTTGGCCAGATGATAGTTGGTTTTCTTTTGGGTAGATAAGACCTTTTGAAGGTAGGTCGATCATTTCTGTAGGTACCGTAAACTTTTGTTCACTCATAAACTATTGTCTTTTATATATAAATATACTAATATCAAATTTACCAAAATAAAAAAAGCCTCTAGTAAGGTCACTTATATTTAACGCTGTATCCTTTGAACATTATTCCGTGCTTGGTTTTCAGTCTATATCCTATTGTCCTAAAGTCTATATTGACTTTTTTACTCAATTGTAGAGCACTGCCTGCTTCTATAATAGTGCCATCTTCTGATTCATATATAACAGCTCCTTTACTAGCTCTTGATTGCTCTCCTACTTTACCTATTTTAGACTTGCTTGCAGCTATAGACATGTTTCTTCTTTGTTCATCAGTGGGTGTCCAGTTCTTTTTATTACCAAGGCCATTCTTATTGCCTTTCATTATCTGACCCATCTTCTCTTTGAATGAGTCAGTCTTGTCTCTCTTCCAAAGGTGCATGAGTAATTCTCTGGCTTCAACATACTCTTGCTCAGTTATCTTTCTGCCATTATTATAAGTCATTCTGTGAAATGCCCACAACATTTTCTGTCCATATACAGAATGGTGCTTAAATGACTCAGCTAAATACCTGTGTGCTTTGTAGTGCTCTTCTGCTGTTAGTAGAACTGTTGAGCTCTTCTTACCAAATGATGTAGGTACAATATGATGGCGTTCGTAGTATGTGCCTTGACCTTTCTTTCTGTCTTCTGCTATTGCTTTACGTATAATAGCAAAGTAATTTTTGAGCATAAAAAAACCTCCCCTTTATAATAAATATCAGGGAGGTTAGTAAATTAGAAGTTAAGTACTCGATATTATATCAATAGTTCAAAACACAATAATCCATGCCGATTGACATAGTCAATTCAGTTGGATCTGATGTTGACCAGTCGTAGTTACCAAAAGTAGCTTCTTTAATGAAAGCTCCTTTGATGATCCACTCACTTACGATATCACCTACAGGACCTAGAATAGACAAGTTAAGATCTTTCTTATAAAAGTCAGAATAACCATCGCGGCCTGTTACAGACTCATGGTGTAGACGTACCCACTCAATTACAGCTTGTTGGCCAGATGGAGAGATTGGGTTATAAAGAGACAAAGTCATATCACGCCATTCAGCTTTACCTTTGATCTTACGGTAAACGTTGATGTGATCAAGTTTAATCTCATTTAGAGTAACACCAGGAGCGTCTGCCTTCTTGATCATATAAGATGGAATACCATCAATGTACATGATAAAGCGGTTTGATACTGTAGGTTCAAACGCTGTGAACATTATTTCATTTGGATCCAATACTGGCATTGTATATGCGATTTAGTTTCTTACTATAAATATTCAATAACTAAATTATTGTTTTTCTTCTTTCTCTTCTTCTTTATGCTTCTTTTCGTTGAGGCTTTCTTCCATTTTTTGGATCTTTTTGTCAAGCATCTCTTTGCACTTCTTTAACTCGTCCATTGTTCTTTCTTTCTTCTCAGCAATGCCTGTAGTTTGGCTAGCTTTAAAAGCAACACCTTTACCTTTTAGACAATTAACGATAAGTGAATCTCTATCTACTTTAGGATTAGACTTCTTTTCTGCATTAGCATTCTTAATACAGTCGTCTACTACTTCTTTAGGAGCATCTACAAGAGCTGGATTATAAAAAACTTTATCGGCGGCAGCACGAAGCATATCCATGATACCTTCTTCAACTTGATCTACTTCTTGCATTTTTTTCATACCGTCTTTTGGAGTTTTCATTTTCTTTTCTTTTACAATTTCCATGCCAGCACCAAGATTGTGCTTTCCTTTTTTAGCTTCAGATAGGGTCAATTGCTCTTTTACACTCTCGTATAAGTGAGCTGGTACTTTAATTCTTAAGATAGTATTATCGTTCATCTGTGGTTTATTTTATATTATTGACCAAATGTTGCACCAGTTGGAAGAATGTTGAAGTCAAGTTGAATGAATTCAGCAGTCTTGGTTGGCTGTAGATAAATTGTACCAACTAATTGGTTACGATCTACTACATCTGGAGTGTTATTAGATTCGTCCATTACAACTTGGAAGGCATATAGACCTTGACGCTGTTGTACAGACTCAAGATAAGGATTAACTTGGCTCAAGAAGCGGTTACGAGTTACTTGAGTATTTGGCTCGAACACAATCTGCTCACCTAGCTGACCGATATATGACTTAAGAGCAATCAATAGACGGCGTACATTTACACGATCAAGTGCAGATGGCTTCTGTTGAAGTGTCTTCTGACCATAGATAACTGTACCAACGCCTGGGAAAGTAGCGATTGGGTTAACCTTTCCTTGATAAAGAACATTACGATCGTTTACACCAATCTTTCTTTCTGGCTGAAGTACTGTAGAAAGAGCTCCACGGTTAAGACCTGCTGGTGCAAACCATTCTGCAGATACACGGTCGTTATATTCGTAAATAGCAGGTACTAGTGTAGAAGCTGGAACGAAGTTAACTTTACCAGTTTCACGGCTACGGATTTGTACCCATGGCCAATAAGTAGCTCCATATGAGTTATCATAAGATACGGCTTCATTAATTACAGCGTTGATTGCTGAACCGTATCCAACCATATCAATTACAGCGATATTATCACCACGACCTTGAGCTACAAGTAGAATGCTGGATACTTGAGAAGTCGCATTCTTGCTAGTCAAACCTGGTGCATAAATAACATTAAAGTCATATGCATCAGTATTTTCAAGAAGGTTGATAGCAACGTTGTAGTCAGCTGGGTGTATACCTTGAATGTTAGTTGCTGGATTAGTAACAGTAGAAGCCACATTTGGAATAGCTTCAAACATATTCATAGCGGCTTTTCCAAAAGAACCATAGATAGCACCAGTAGCACCACCAAAAGAACCATTATAAGAACCAGACCATGCTGATCCAGAAGGATTAGGCATAGATGCAGTATATACTACTTGAGCTACGCCTAATTGATTAAAGTATCCTGGAGTTGGCTGATTAACAGATTTAACTCTCACATACATACTGTTGTTCTGATAAGAACCGGTAGTTTGTAAGTAGTAATCGCCTGTTGAATCTTGACGAATAGTTTGAGTTTGATCTCCTATTACGTAAGCGATATAGTTATTTTGATTAGGATCTAAAGATAGACCTGTCCATGTTTCAAGAATAGTTTGACTATTTGTATAGTCGTCACCACGACGAATAACAAGACTAAACACTCCAGAACCAGTGTCTACACCAGTGATTTCCCAACGAACGTTGGCAGCAGAACCAGAAGGAAGTGATCCTCTAGAACCAGATGCAAAAGGAGAAGTAGATCCAGAAGCAAAGTTGTTCATGATCTCTCCTACAGACAATGTTTCTAGAACAAAAGAAGGCTGTCCATTAATAGCTGGTACAGATGCAGTTGCTGGTGTATAAGAACCTGAAGCTACACGAGTAACTAACAAAGATTCTCCACCTTGCTCAAAATAATTAAGAGCTGCAATAGAAGTTAGATATTCGTAATTAGTACCTCCAGAAACGAAAGCAGCACCAAATTTGGCTTTGTATTCAGAGTATGAAGTTACTAACGTAGGAATATTAACTGGACCAACTACTGTAGGACCTATAAGAGCAGCTCCAGCTGCTACCGGCCCTTGGGTTATTTGTGATAGATCGTTTTCACTTAAGAAAACTCCTGGGCTAAGAAGTGTTTCGGCCATTTATATGATTTTTATCTAGTAATAAATATCAAAACTTTTTTGAAACACTTTATTGAAATTCTCCTGTTTCGATATTTATGGAGACGTTTCCATATTTTTCTTTAAGTTCTTCTAGAATTTTAGCTTCACGCTCTTTAATGTCCTTGATTTTTTTCTTCTCTTCGTCGATTAAAAGATCAATAGTTATTCTTTGATAACTAAGCTCTCCTACGGTTGATGCAACTTCTAGAGCATCTTTCTTTAACAACTGTACTAGTTGTAGTTCGGTGTCTGTTAATTTACCCATAACGTTGTGTTTGATTATAAATATGTAAAATGGCCCTCTATTTAAAGAGAGCCATTATTGTTTATATTAAAAACAAAAAGTCAATTATTAGTCTAGTTTAACTAGTTTATAAAATTGAGGATAGTTGAACTCGGTATAAAGCCCTTCTAGGTCTTCTTTAGTAAAAGGCTCAAACTCAAACTCTTTCTCCTCTTGTAAGATTTGTTGAAACTCTTGTTGGAACTCCAAGAACTTAGGATTGTTTTCTCTAGAAACAACTTCACCGGCGTCATTAGTCTGGACGTTGATAAACGGAGTTATTACAGATGCACCATCTTCTTGCTTATCACCATGCTTGTCAACTAATTCACTTCTTTTAGCATTGTTAGCCTCTACTTCTACATTTACTTTGTTGAGCAGCTCAGCTACCTTCATCTTTGTAGTAAGCTTAGTAGTTTCGTTGATAATGCCTCTAATAATAAGCTGGTTGGCTTGTTGATTAAAAGCACCGTTGATCTCTGTCTGTAGACTGTAGAAGTCTATAAGTTTAAGTGTAACTTTTTCCATGTATTGTGTTATTATTATTTTGTTGCTTTCTTTTTAGTGGTAGCTTTCTTAGCTTTCTTTACCACCTCTTTTACTTCCTCTTTAATCTCTTCAACCTTGTCTTCAACCACATCAGGAATGTTGTTTTTGTTGTCGTCTTTTACTTTACCTTTCTTCATTAAAATAATAGCCGTTACAATTGCAACAACTACTAAAGAGATAATTACTAGTGTCATGATTAGGGTGTTTATTTATAAATATACAGAAATCTATCAAAAGCGCTAATCCTTCTTGAGACCGTACTTGATCCAACGATACCATATCCTTTCATGGATATAATATTGTATAGGCTTATATACTAATTCAGCCACTCCAAATGCAGCTCCTATCTTAACAGACCCAGTTACTAGCCACATGATTAAGAACCCGATTAAGGTACTGACTACACGGTAGCTGATTGTCTTGGCAATGTGCCTTTTCTTTTCTACTATCATCTTACTATTACTACGTCTCCTTTCCAAATAATTTCGTTTGCCTGGCAGCTGATATGGTGCTTATCTACTTTTTCACGTCTTATTGAATCGTAGACTGTATCGCGTGTTGTGTAAGTCGGGATTTCAAACAACACGCTTGCACACGTGTATTCCATTCCATCGATCAAGATCCTCCAGAATTTATGGTTGTCTTCACACTTAGTATTCCACCTAACTTTAACGTCTATCATAACTTGCCTTCCTGTTTCATTTGTTCACGAATCTTAGTAGCAGATATATCATGAATCTCTTGAGGAGGTACGTGCTCAATTACATCGTAGCCAACTCCTCGGCCAATATTAACTGACTCTATGTCTGGTATCTTCATAATTTTAACATGGCCTTGTTCAATGAGATCTTTTAATGAGTCAGCTAAGTTTAGTAGAATTTGATCTGCTGTCCAAGGATTAGACTCACTTACAGGAACATCACGAACACATAACAATACTTTCTTATCTTCATTTAGTGCTTGATCAATCAACCAACGATGGCCATCATGCCAAGGCTGCCAACGACCAATAAACATTGCGTAGGTGCCTGACTTACTCGGAGCTTTTGCTAATATGTTCTTCATGAATATAAACTTTTATTGCTTCAATGCACTGGTTAATCGTCAATTCTGACGTATTCAAATGTAATACTTCTTCATCAATTGGCTCTTCAAAATCTTTTAAGTGAAATTCTTCTCTGCCTCTTATACCAGTATAAGTAAGATATACCCACTTAACATCTTGAGTTAGATCATTTAAATATTGTCTTGCCTCTTTAAAAGGATATACTAAAGATAGAATAATATCGTCTCCTGATATACTATGCATATAATGAGCTACATCTGAAGCACGGTTTAAATTCTTGATTCTACCTTGTCTAGAATAGTCGTTGTTCTTGAATATACGACGAAGTTCATCTCCATCTATATTATAACCTCGATCTTCGATTAGTCTGTTAGCAAGAGTGGACTTTCCACAATTAGGCTGGCCAAATAATACTATAATCATATGTTCTTAAAAATTGTGTTAATGTCAAACATCTCTTCAAAGGTATTGTAAGGACATTCATGGACAATGCCATCGAAAGAAAAGTCAAATATATAAGAGTCAATCATCTTGCTTGATCCTGTAGGTGACTTTGCTATTACATTCTTATGGAACTTATAGCCAAAGTTTGTTGGTGATGTTCCAATCCATAGTACTGTAGAAGGAAGTCCCATTGCGGCTGCTGCGTGTTGAAGAGAAGAATCAATCAACACTCTCTTTTCAGATACAGCTAAGACTGAAAACAGTTCATAATTACTGAGCTGTTGTGTTACATGCTCTACGTTAGGTATTAAAGGAGCAGACGGTCTTGCTACTTGTATAATATGATATTGGCTTCGATACTTGTCTGCAATTTTAAGTGCAATTTCATAAGGCATGTCTCTAGTCCATGCATAAGACAGTTCATTATTATATGGTCCACCATTTGTATGTATAACCATAACAGGCCTTTCTCTTTGCCATCCATTCATAACCATCTTTTGCACCACGTTAGGATATATTTGTGGTGTTTGATTGTTATATTTGATGTCTAGTAGATCACACCAATTCTCAATCAGATGCTTCTTACGCATAATATGATCTGATTGGAAGTAGGGTTCATGCCTAAATACAATAGTGTCTTTGCCATTAATATAGTCATCATAGAAATAAGACGTCATACCCACTCTATATACTCTATAGATGTCAGGGTTATTAAGAAAGACTTCAGGATAAGAAACCACCATGATAAGCTTCCTATCCTTGTATCTTTCTCTTACATCTTTTACTAGTGCTGTTGCGGCAACGTTTTTTCCTAGTCCACCTTCAATATGCCAAACGACATACTTGGTGCTGTTGTTTGTTTTATCTGCCAAAACTGTAAATTTTTCTTGCTTTTGTAAATCTGATTCTGTTTGATATCCAACGTTCATAACTTATATTTTGTAGCCAAAATCATTGAAGAACCAACGATAGTTGTCTTCTAGTATTCTGCATGCATTAGGACCTAAAACCTCTCTAAAATCATCACGAACTGGTTTGAGTTGACCTCTGATAATATGGTCTCCAAATATACCATACCACTTATCGTCTTCATGAGTTACTTGTTCTATGTTCTTGAAGTCGTGTTTAAAATAAGGTATCTCTAAATACTCATAGATTCTTTTTAGCTGTGCTTCTGGATTTAAGCAAAGCTCTTCAAACTTAACAAATAGAATATGTCGATGTGTGCCTGCTACAAGTGTTTGATACATTCTATCCATAGCAGGACCTATCGGTGGATTATTAGACCACACAATCATACGTTTATCGGTAGTTGTGCCAGTGAGATCTCCCCAGTTAGCAATATTAGTCTCGACTAGTGGATTGTTACGATACTTCTTTTCTAGTGATGCATAGATAGCTCTAATGTCTCTGATCATACAAATGATCTTAGGATTAGGATCGTAGGCGTTAATGAATTCACGCTCCATACCCCAGCCTCTAGACTTCTCTACTACGTATGGTTTGTCTGTAATGTTATTGTAAAAGCCATAAAGACCATTTTTCAAAAAGCCTTTAAAGCCTTGCTCCATTAGTTTTAAATCTTGAGCCTTCCACTCTATGCCGTTTGAGAACATAGTACGACACGTAGTCATCATCTCAAACATGCCAGATGTTGGTGTCGTGTGTATATCAGGATTTTGCCCTAATATGTTTTGAATTAGTGTGGATCCAGCTCTAGGAAGAGAGCTGTTGTAGAATATTTTCTTAGGCATAACATTATTTTACGAAAACAGATTACTTAACAGAGGTTCAGATTAGAATCCGAACATATTAGCACTACCAGATACAACTTGAGTAACAGTAGTACCTTGAGCAAGTGCGATAGCATCTAGGATAACAGAATCATCTTCTCCCCAGGTAGCGATTGTAGAACCAGAAAGTACTACGTTGTCAGAGTGAATAACATCAAACTTTACGACACTACCACTATTAAAAGTGCAGTTACCGTAAGATACACGGAAGTTAACTTGGTTAGCACCTAAAGGATAGTTATTAGCAACCGCAGTCATATAAGAACCTGTGATAAACTCAGGAGACGGGTTAAATAACGTATCTTGAGTTGCCATGCTAATTACTGGACTAATTTTACCGAAGATCATGATGTTTGAGTTTTCTTTATTAATAAATATCAAAACTTTTTAAAGAGGTTAGGCTAATAAAAAGCTATTTAATGAAGTGTCTAGATATGTATCGGCAGCTTCTTGGCCCCACTTAGAAATAAAACGTTCTCTATACTCTTGGTCTCTTTGGATAGATTCTTGCTCAGATTCTCCACCTTTCCAAGTAGACCTTCCCATGAAGTGCAGAACGTAAGACTTTGGAGATACTTTTGTTTGGTAACCTCTCATCTTAGATCTTAGTCTATAGTCTACGTCTTCACCTCCACCTCGACCAAAAGTTTCATCAAAAAGGCCTACATTTGAACTAACTAAATAAGGTAAATAAAAGCAGTAAAAAGGAATAAGTTTTGGTTGATTAAATTGTAAGTTTTGACTAGTGATCTTTATAGCTATGGCTTCTAATTCGTCTTCGTTTCCTAAGTACTGTGATAGATCCATCAAGAATGACGTTTCAAACTTGTCGGTTCGCTCTGTGATATTTTGATTGCACATAGGAAGCATAATGGTATCAGACGTTATTAGAGGCTCTAACCAGTTAGATGTAAAGATAATGTCATTACTCATTAAGACAAAATCTGCCTCGTCTTGGATAGCGGCAGAAAGCACCATGTTTATGTTCTGAGAGAATGATTTAGGTGTTGTGTTCTTTAATAGTAACATACTATAGGTCTCGGTCTCTATACTATTATCATTGTCTACTAAAACAAACTTATCGATAGGCCTAAGTTTAGTGTGTTTATTGAAGCTCTCAATTGCTTTATAAGTGTACTCTTGTGATTTTTTACTACTCATCATGCAAAAGTACCTTGGTCTATCTTTACCTACTTGCATTTGACTTTTCTTCTAGTGAGTTTAAAAAGGTTGTCCACTCTGTTATTCTTTGATCCCAGCTCCATCTTGGAGCGTAGGTTTGTTTTTGTAGTTCTAATACTGTGTCTAATTGAGATGTCTTAATTAGATCAATCTCTTCAGCTAGTATCTTGGAAAACACTTCTGCATGCTTGTCCTTATTCATCAAGTAAGGGTACATCCTAGCCCAACCTTCCGTAGTTTCAGGAAGTGCTCCTATGTTAGACGTAACTACTCTGAGCCCTGCTGACAAGGCTTCTATCACAGCTATACAAGACGTTTCTTCAAACGTATTAGGATAGGCTAATATATCAAATGTATGAAGTTCTTTACGTAGCTGATCGTTAGGAATTGAGCCTCTATACACAACATTAGGAAGTTCTGAGCACTTGTCATACAATTGTTGATAATGTTGTTCTGTAGAGTCTGCAAAGTCTGGTCCGTATATTTTACAGCTAGAGAAAATGTGTAGTTCTGCGTCTTTTGGTTTAAGTAATTCCCAAGCTTGTAGGAGTACATCTAAACCTCTCCAAGGAGTAGACATATAGCATAGTCTAACTTTATCTCTAGGGCCAGCTTGTCTTTCACTTACACCTAAGCAAGCATTCTTGATTACATGAGTCTTATAGCCAGGTATATTAAAGATCTGTCTATACTTTTCAGCTTGCCAATGACTAACAAAGACAAAATGATCAATCATGTCTATGTCATTTGGGTTACTCAACCATTGTACACCTTGCTGATCATAGCTAAGTTGATTCCAGTATACGGTAGTTTTATTAAAGTCAGCTTGACCAATATAGTTGAATATAGACAAATGGTCGTACTTACTACCGACTCTATTCATCAACTCATTGTACATTAACTCGGTTCCACCTAGAGGTTTATCAAACATAGCCTTGCTTTTTTATAAAAGAGTTAAAGTCGCCTTTGAACTTCTTTGTGCCAATATGGTTTAATGTTATCGTAGGATCTATCCAACACCTATAGCCTAAGCTCTTCCACTTGTTACATAATATATAATCTTCTGAGATTAGATCTCCATCCTCTACCTTTATGTCACAAACCATTCTGTGCTTTTCACCTTCACTCATATATTCTTCACTCATGTCCCAAAGCTTTTCTAGAGCGAACCTACCTATCTTCAAGAAGCCTGTACCGACTCCATCTACTTGTATCAACTTCTTGTCTTCAGAGTACTTAAGTGCCTTATCGGTAAGTTTAATAGTATAGCCTTCATTCTTTTCACTCTTTTTAACTAGAGCGCCTCCTACAAAAGGCTCTGGTCTTTCTAGTAGTCTAAAGAACCATTCTGGTTCCCACTCTGCATCGGAGTCTATAAAAAATAGGTCATCGTACTTGCCGTCTATAGCTAATTTAAACAGGCTGTTTCTGGCACGTTGAATAAGAGAATCGTAAGAAGTGTAGATAGCATGGACAAATACGTCCTTTTCATACGACATCTTCACAGTCCCAAGTAGACTATTTGCAAACCAAACGTCTATTCTGCCGTCGTAGGACGGGGTGCCGATCAAAACTCTTCTCATAACCTTCAATATACTACTTTACATAATTAGTCTAAAATCTTTTTCTCTAGTGCCTCAACTCTCTTGTCTATCTCTTGGATAGCCGAAATGATTGGGGCTATCAACTCTTCGTATGTTAGACGGTAGGCGTCTTTAGTTTTGTCATGGCCTAAAGCATCAAACTCTACATTTAGCTCTTCAAGTGCTTGTTTTAACTCTTGTGCAATCAAACCATAGCTCTTCTTAGTTCCTGCAAGTGTACCATCTTTCTGGCCGTATTCGTACTTACACTCTCTTACGTATGTTTCACGGTTGTCCCAATTGAATGATACAGGCCTTAGTTTTTTAATAAGATTCAGACCAAGATCTTTAGGTAGAGTCTCAATGTTTGTCTTATCACGACAGTCAGAAACGTTAGACCAAGCTACATATACACAGTTGCAAACGTTGTTAGAACTATTACCCCAAACAGTGTGGTTGCTATAACCATTAAGTGTCATAGCACACATTCCAACTGCTATCGTGTTTTGTTCTGTGGTCATGTATGGGTTTGCACAGAAACCAAGAGCAGTATTATTTTTATTTGTTACAGAGCCAAGTGAGCAAAATCCAACAGCCGTATTTGAGTTTCCGGTATTAAGATATAAAGAACCATGTCCAAGAGCAACATTATACTTTCCTATTAAATTACATCTTAATGCATTAAAACCAACAGCTACATTTTGGCATCCTGATGTATTTGATCTTAAAGCGCCTGCTCCTACAGCTGCATTTTGGATACCAGTTGTATTAGCATATAATGAGGTAATTCCAACTGCTGTGTTATCATTACCTATAGTATTACATCTTAAAGCTGATCTACCTAATGCTGTGTTATTTATACCAGTAGTATTTAAACAGAGAGAATTAGCACCCAAAGAAGTATTACTAGATCCTGTTGTATTGCAAGTTTGACTTCCTTCTCCAATAGCAGTATTCGATGCACCAGTAGTATTCGCATATAATGTATTAAAACCAACAGCAACGTTGTTAGAACCAGTTGTGTTAAGTCTAAGCGCATTTCTACCAATAGCAACGTTATTATTTCCTGAAGTAATGCTAAAAAGTGCAGCAACACCAAGTGCTGAATTGCTTCCACCTGTCACTGCTGCGTTGTTACCAAAAAGAGCATAAGCTCCAACAGCTGTATTTAAACACCCTGTAGTGACACATCTTGCTGCATAAAATCCGACTGCAGTATTACAACCAGCAGTAGTGTTATTTCTAAGAGCTACAAATCCAAGTGCTGTGTTATATCTACCTGTAGTGTTACCTAGTAATGCACCTGCACCAAAAGCAGCGTTAGCTCTACCAGTAGTGTTGGAATATAATGAACCTTGACCAACTGCCGCATTTATATCGCCGCTGGTATTATTTTTCATTGATCCTTGACCAACCGCAGTGTTACTAGCTCCTGTGCTATTTGCGCACATGGCGTCTGTTCCAAAAGCAGAGTTACCAGTAGCAGTGGTGCTAAGAACAAGTGCATTGAAACCTACTGCCGTGTTACATATTCCGACAGTGTTATCTCTTAGTGCTTGAACTCCAACTGCTGTGTTAAATGTACCAGATGTATTATTCTGTAATGCTGATGAACCTACTGCTGCGTTATTTATACCAGTAGTATTACTAAACATTGCTGAATTACCAACAGCTGTATTTCCTCCACCTGTTGTATTATTATAAAGTGCGTATGTACCAAAGGCAGCATTACCGTTTCCAGTAGTATTAGCTGTTAACGCTCTATCTCCCATTGCTACGTTTCTACAACCAGTAGTATTGGTATAAAGTGCTCTTGAACCAAATGCGTTATTTCTAAATCCTGTAGTATTAGAGCCTAAAGCATATCTTCCTGTAGCTGTATTGCAATAGCCTGATGTATTAGATCTTAATGCCCCAATACCAACAGCTGTGTTTCCTGTACCTGTTGTATTACTTCTTAATGCACAAAATCCTACTGCTGTGTTGTTAGATGCTGTGTTTGCACACAATGCATGCTGGCCTACAGCTGTGTTATTGTTACCTGTGGTGTTGCTCAACATGGCTTGATAACCTACAGCCACATTATAACATCCAATAGTGTTTACATTCAGAGCACTTCTACCTACCGCGGTGTTATTATTACCAGTTGTGTTATCTCTCAGAGCGTACAAACCAACTGCTACGTTTGCTGTACCAGTGGTGTTGTTTGTTAATGAATTGAAGCCTACAGCAGTGTTATTTGGAGCCGTATTAAGTCTTAAACTGCCAAAACCTAAAGCTGTATTATTTGCACCAGTAGTATTACTCCTCAATGCACAAAAACCTACAGCAGTGTTATTGGAAGCTGTGTTACAGAATAAAGCTAGTCTTCCTATTGCAGTGTTATTTGTACCTACAGTGTTATAAAAAAGTGCAGCAGCACCTATAGCTGTATTTTCTGCTCCTGTTGTATTTGACACTAAGGCAGCACTACCCAATGCTGTATTAAAACAACCTATTGTTGTATCTCTTAATGCACTTTCACCTAATGCAGTGTTTGAACCACCTGTAGTATTTGCTCTTAATGCACAGAAACCAACAGCAGCATTATTAGTTCCAGTAGTATTACTTCTTAATGCACAGAAGCCTAATGCCGTATTATTTGATGCTGTGTTATCTCTAAGAGCCATTGCACCAAAAGCAACATTATTGTTTCCTACAGTGTTTGATCTTAAAGAATCGACTCCTACTGCTGTATTACATACTCCTGAGGAGTTATTTTGTAAACTTGATACACCTACAGATGTATTCCAAATACCGGTTGTATTAGAATTTAATGAAAAACTTCCAACCGCTGTATTAATATTTCCTGCTGTATTACTTGTTAGAGTAAAGCCACCTAAGCCTGTATTGTAGTTTCCTGTAGTATTTGATTCAAGAGCTCTTGTACCTAAAGCTACGTTATGGCATCCTGTTGTACTAGCTCTTAAGGCTCTATATCCAACTGCCACATTGGCATTAGCTGAAGTAGATGCAAAGTTAGAAGCACACAGAGCTTCAAAACCTACGGCTGTTTGTCTATCTCCTGTTGTATTTGCACAAAGAGCTCTAACTCCAAAAGCAACGTTTCCAGTGCCTGTAGAGTTTGCTTGTAAGGCTCTATATCCTAATGCTGCATTATTTACTCCCGCAGTGTTTGATATCATGACACCACTACCAATAGCTGTGTTTTGATCGCCTGTAGTGTTGGCTCTTAATGTACACCAACCCATACCTACGTTCATTGTACCTGAGGTATTACTATTCAATGCACAAAATCCTACTGCTGTATTGTTTGATGCTGTGTTAGCAAGAAGCGAATAATGACCCACTGCAGTGTTGTTAGTACCTACAGTGTTAGACTCTAAAGCAGCATTACCAACAGCTGTATTCTTAACCCCACTCGTATTGTTAATCAACGCATTACGTCCAATCGCTGTATTGTGCACACCTGTAGTGTTAGCACAAAGTGCGTTGTTTCCAACAGCCACGTTACATGCACCCGTGGTGTTATTACCCATAGCACTGGTACCAATAGCTACGTTACAGAATCCTATCGTATTAGTGACAAGAGAGTTCTGGCCTACAGCAGTGTTAAAGTTACCAGTGGTGTTATTGTAAAGGGACGATTTACCTACAGCTGTATTAGCACAGCCTATAGTGTTGAGTCTCAGAGCACTAAAGCCCACCGCTGTATTCTCTATGGCTGAAGTGTTACACAACAGTGCAAGTCTACCAATAGCTGTGTTACTAACACCAGTAGTATTCTTGTGCAGTGCGAATGATCCTAAAGCAGTGTTGTCAGAAGCTGTATTGAAATAACCAGCTGCTCTACCAATTATAGTGTTGTTGTCTCCTGCTGTAGAATTGAATGCGGCTAAATCACCTATGGCTGTGTTATACTTACCAGTTATATTACAACGTAAAGCTGAGTTACCTACAGCAGTGTTACAGCCTCCAGATGTATTAGCTAAGAGTGCTGATATACCAAATGCGGTGTTATTTGAACCTGATGTATTTCCTTGTAGTGCACTATTACCAACTGCTGTATTATTAAGACCAGTTGTATTACTACATAAAGCATTAGTACCAATAGCAACTAAGTTACTAACTGTATTGTTAAATAATGCACTTACACCAATAGCAACATTATAGCCTCCTGCTGTGTTTTTACACAAGGCTTCTGTACCTATTGCTACGTTATTATTACCAGTTAGATTAGCGGTAGCAGCTCTACCACCAATAGCTATGTTTTGAGTACCGATTGTATTTGTACACAAAGCACTTAATCCTATAGCAACATTGAGTGTACCGCTAATATTAGCTCTTAATGCACAAACACCTACAGCTGTATTGTTTACACCTGTAGTGTTTTGACGAAGTGCTTGGTCTCCAATAGCAACGTTATTAATACCTACTGTGTTAGTGTATAAAGCTTCTTTACCAACACCTACGTTACAGTTTCCTGTTGTGTTAGCACGTAGAGCACATATACCAACTGCCACATTATAAGCACCTATTGTATTACATTTTAGTGCATTATAACCAACTGCTGTGTTACGACCACCTGTAGTGTTGGCCTGCAGTGAAAACGCACCAAGAGCTGTGTTACATGTACCAGTGGTGTTAGTAACCAAGGAAAAGTAACCTAATCCTGTATTTAATGCACCAAGAGTATTAGCTCTCAATGCAGAAAAACCTACAGCTGTATTATTATTTGCTGTGTTAGCCTCTAATGTTCTTGTACCTAGTGCAGTGTTACATTGACCACTAACATTAGCTCTTAAGGCACGATATCCAACAGCTACATTTGCATTAGATGATGTAAAACTTGAGTTTGAAATACAGAGGGCTTCAAAGCCAATAGCCACCTGAGCTCCACCAGTTGTATTTGCACAAAGAGCATTTTTACCTACAGCAGTATTATTTATACCAGTTGTGTTAGAAATCATTGTTAAATTTCCCACAGCAACATTAGAATTTCCTGTTGTATTATTTCTTAATGCAGAAGTACCAAGTGCTGTGTTATAACATCCTGTTGTGTTAGATTGAAGAGCAGCATACCCTACTGCAACGCTTGGAGTAGACGACGTACCTCCAAAGTTGGAAAGGCGTAATGCTCTGTGACCTATAGCAACATTAAAACCACCTGTTGTGTTTGTATACAATGCATCACTTCCAATTGCAACATTTCTTGTGCCTGTTGTGTTCCTATTTAGTGCGCATGAGCCTATTGCAGTATTACAAATTCCTGCAGTGTTAGCTTCCAATGCCCTTGTACCGAGAGCTGAGTTACTTACACCATTTGTGTTAGCGCTCAATGCTCTATATCCTACAGCAACGTTTGCAGTTACAGATGTTGAAGCGAAGTTTGATGAACATAGAGCTTCAAAACCTACAGCTACTTGTTGACCTCCTGTTGTGTTACACCTTAGTGCATTTTTACCAGTAGCGGTATTATTAATACCTATTGTATTAAAAGCTAAAGCGGCAGATCCCACTGCTGTGTTACAACTTCCAGTAGTACTACAGAATAAAGCATATGCACCTAAAGCTGTATTTTCACTTGGTGTAGTGGCTACTTGCAAAGCAAGATGGCCCAATGCTGTATTAGCAATACCTGTGGTGTTTGCTCTTAATGCACATAATCCTACACTTGTATTATTAAATCCTGTAGTATTTTCTCTTAGTGCACAGGCACCAAAAGCAGTGTTATTTGAAGCTGTGCTTGTACACAATGCATGGAATCCCATGGCGGTATTATTATTACCGCTACTATTAGTGCATAATGCTCTAGCTCCTACAGCTGTATTATTAACTCCTGTTGAATTCTTGTCAAGAGTTAAATCACCAACAGCTGTATTATATTGTCCTGTAGTATTTAATCTTAAAGCTGATCTTCCTAAGCTTGTATTATATGCACCAGTAGTATTAGATCTTAATGCATAAGTACCAATGCCTGTATTATTACTTGCTGTGTTACAGCACATACTACCCCAACCTACACTGGTATTATTTGTACCAACTGTGTTTGCTCTAGATGAATAATAACCTACAGCTACGTTTCTTGTACCTGTAGTGTTTGATCCAAGAGAAGCAAAACCCACTGCAATATTTCCTGCTCCTGTTGTATTATTTCTGAGTGCATTAGAACCTAATACCACGTTATATGCACCTGTTGTATTACTTCTTAATGCACAGAAACCTATTGCTGTGTTATTTGAGGCTGTATTGGAATACAAAGCTAAATGGCCTATACCTACGTTATTCTGTCCAACACCATTAGTACGTAAAGCACTATCACCAACTGCCACATTAAATTTACCTGTAGTGTTAGCAATTAATGCTGCCCATCCCATACCTATATTACTGTAGCCTGTAGTGTTAGCTTGTAATGTATAAGCACCAACACCTATATTGTTGTTACTAGCATTAGCTCTTAATGATCTATATCCTATAGCTACAGTTGAATTACCTCCTGCACCATACTGCATAGCACAGTTACCAACCACTGTATTTCTTTGACCTCCTATATTGCTTTGTGAAGCAAGAAATCCTATGGCTATATTTTGCGTACCTGTTGTGTTACTTCTTAATGCACAAAAACCTACAGCGGTGTTGTTTGATGCTGTGTTGCAAAGCAATGCAGTATATCCTACAGCCGTATTATTTGAACCAACAACATTTAGTCCTAATGCTGCTGAGCCTACTGCTGTATTGAAGCATCCTGTAGTATTTGAACCTAGTGTATAATTCCCTAATGCTGTGTTATGATTTGCTGTAGTATTTTTCCAAAGTGATAATCTACCAAAAGCCGTATTTGCTAAACCAGTTGTATTTGCTGGTAAAGAGGCGTAACCAAGAGATGAATTATAATTACCAGTTGTATTACTACGAAGTGCTAAATAACCAACTGCTGTATTTTGAGCACCTGTTGTATTACTTCTCAACGCACAAAAACCTATTGCTGTGTTGTTGGAGGCTGTGTTGCATAATAAAGCAAGATAACCAATACCTACGTTATTAACTCCTGTAATATTATCTCTTAAAGCCAAGAACCCAACTGCAACGTTTCTAGTGCCTGATGTATTGTTTCTTAAAGCACAATGTCCGATACCAATATTACCTTCAGCACAAGTGTTACAGAACAATGCTGAGTAGCCTATTGCAATGTTTTGATTTCCTGTTGTATTGTTTCTAAGAGTGCAAACACCTATAGATACGTTTTGAGTACCAGTAGTATTACTTCTTAATGCAAAGAATCCAACTGCTGTATTGTTTGATGCTGTATTACAATATAAAGCGTTTCTACCGATTGCTACGTTATTATCTCCTACTGTGTTAGATATGAGGGCGTAATGTCCTAGTGCCACGTTATCAGAGCCTGCAGTGTTAGCTTCCATAGAGGCTCTACCTACAGCTACGTTTCTGTTACCACTAGTGTTTAGACGGAGACTAGCGTGTCCTACTGCTATGTTATTACTTCCAGTTGTATTGCAGGATAAAGCATTTGCACCTAAGCCTGTGTTTTGAAGTCCTGTTGTATTACTAAATAAAGCAGCTGTACCTACCGCTGTGTTACTTACTCCTGTTGTATTATACCGTAATGCTGAGGTACCTACTGCGGTATTATTAGATTCAGTATTAACTCTTAAGGCATAAAATCCAAGACCTGTATTATTCGCTCCTGTACTATTAGCCCACAATGCTCTTGCTCCAAATGCTGTATTATTTCCTCCTGATGTGTTGGTCTCCATTGCTTGCCAACCCATTGCTGTATTGTAAGCGGCTGTATTAGAACAAAGTGTTCTAAAGCCTACAGCTGTACTTCCTCCATTTGTTGTATTGGCTGCTAAAGCTGCTCTACCAACTGCTGTATTATATCTTCCTATTGTGTTACTAGAAAGAGCGGAAACACCTATGGCTGTGTTGGCATTACCTGTTGTATTGGAAAATAAGGAACTTCCTCCTAAAGCTACGTTGTAAGAACCTCCAGTGTTTAATCTCATTGCACTTGTTCCAACTGCTGTATTAGATCCTCCTGTTGTATTTGTTAAAAGTGCATAGAAACCCAATGCGTTATTGTCTGCACCAACAGTATTAGACCTTAATGCTTTGTATCCTACTGCTGTATTTGGTGTACCAGTAGTATTACTATTTAATGCATAGAATCCAACAGCTGTGTTATTAGATGCTGTGTTAGCACGAAGTGCTTTATCTCCAATAGCAACATTTTTTATACCTACTGTATTAGTATACAAGGCATCTACTCCAATACCTATGTTATATGCACCTGTTGTATTACTTTTTAGAGCATCTGGTGCTATTGCAATATTACGGCAACCAATTGTATTATTTACTAATGCACATCTACCAATAGCTGTATTAACAGTTCCTGTAGTGTTTGATGCTAGTGCTTTATAACCTACAGCTGTATTTAATGCACCAGTGGTATTACTCCTCAAAGCACAAAATCCTACAGCTGTGTTGTTTGATGCTGTGTTACAATAAAGAGATTGATATCCAACAGATACGTTACTGTTTCCTGTAGTATTAAATTTAAGAGCATTAACACCTAAAGCTGTATTACAACCACCAGTAGTATTACAAGCTGAAGAAACAGCTCCAAAAGATGCGTTACTAGCTCCTGTTGTGTTTTTAGCCAAAGCAAAAGAACCTACACCAGTATTATATGTTCCAGATGTATTGCTAGCTAAAGCACATATACCTACTGCAACACTACTTATACCAGTAGTATTAGCCCTTAATGCACAAAATCCTACAGCCGTATTGTTTGATGCTGTATTACAGCGTAGACTTTCATTACCAACAGCTACGTTACATCCACCTGCTGTGTTAGCTCCTAATGAACTATTACCAATAGCTACGTTACATCTACCTATTGTATTTGCTTGTAAAGCACTTGCTCCAATTGCACTGTTATATCCTCCTGATGTATTTGCTTGTAAAGCGCTTCTACCAATTGATGTATTATAGTTTCCAGTAGTGTTAGCAAATAATGAACAAAGACCAAATGCTGAATTTCCTGCACCGGTGGTATTGGATCTTAATGCACATGATCCAACTGCTGTACTGTTAGCTCCGGTTGTATTGAGTCTAAGAGCGTCTGCACCTACAGCTACATTATTACCTCCTATTGTATTGCTAGCTAATGCATTAGCACCTACTCTTACGTTGGTGATTACGTTTCCCCCACCTTCGCCTACACAAACTCCATTGAATATAGAATCGCAGGTCGTTGACAGCGATCCAGTTACTTGAGAATTCTCTAGTGCTATGAGGCCATTCCTGGCTACAAATTCATTTGGCATTTTACTCTACCTTAGTTCACTTTCCCTAAGGTGGGGGATTTGAATATAAATATCAACCAATGTCACTTCCTGATATAGGATTTGACCATTCTGGTGTAGATAAAATGGCTAAAATCTCGTCATAAGTATATGGCCCTTCTTTGGTAGTTAGGTTGGCTACACAATCTGGCATAGTGCCATCCCACTTTACAAAGGTTTTTTGCTCGTCTACTGACTTACGGACAGTGTCAGCAGATGTTTCTAGTACTTGTGAAAAGTCAATTTGAGGTAGTTCTGATACATTAAAGATCATGAACTCTCTGTTTGGGTAGTCTTGTTGTATTTGTTCTTCCATTGTTTATAAGTTAAAGCGTGATTTTTGTGCGTTGTAGTTTTGGAGAATTTCTGTTGCTGATAATGCTCGGTTGTAAATTTGAACGTTTGCTATGTTTCCATTTAAAAAAAGTACAGGTGTTCGTTCTGTTCCTATTAATAAATTAGATGTACTAGTTAAATTACTTGTGCTAACAGAGGCATTAGTTTGTGACGACTCTAATACTCCATTCACATAAGCAATTACTGTATTTGTACTTCTATTAACAGTAATTACAGTATTAAACCACTGGCCTGTATTTAAAGTTGTTGTTCCAAGAAGACCGGTAAGAGGTCCTACAAAAACACCAGTTCCAGCTGCTAATTCACATGAAAGTTTGTTTGTGTATAACAGCATTTGAAATCCTGTCATAGGATTTGTACTAGTAGCTTTACATACTAATCCAGTATAATTAGAAGCGGATGCTGTATATCTAACCCAGCAGGATAAAGTAACACTAACTGAGGTTCCTATATCTAATGTTGTTCCCACACTTGAAGAAACAAAATCATTAGTCCCATCAAACACAATACTTCCTCCATTAGCACTACTAAACGTAGGTCCATTAGTTAATGTTCCACTAAGACCACTAGTGCTCAAATCCCTCCAAGTAGTACCTGACCCAGGATACGAATTCCTATCAGCAGCATCTAGTGCTAATACTAGACCATTTGTTACTATTTGACCAAAAGAATATTGTACTGCCATAACTTTATAGATTGAATCTGGTTTTAGTTGCGTTGTAATTTTGAAGGATTTCGGTTGCGCTGAGGGCGCGATTATAAATTTGAGTATTCGCTATACTACCAGAAAAATAAGATCCATTACCTGGACCTGGGGCTCCTATAGATAGGGCCGTTGTATTTCCTACAAATGAGCCTGATCCTATAGTTGTTGTACTACTGTATGTGTTTCCTCCATTTATATAACATGATAGAAGCGTATTAATTCCATCGTAATTTACTACGTATGTAAATTGATTCCAAGTGTTGTATAGGATAACGTTATTTGGAAAAATAAATTGAGGCGCGGTTGCTAAGTTACCACTGACACTCATTCTAATGTTTGAAGTTTGAATTTGATTTGCGGCATTTCCGCCTGCACCTACGGTAATAGATATGCCGCTAGTATTGTATATATTTTTATTTAAAATTGAGTACAAAGTAAAAGCTACAGATATCGTAGGAATATTTACCCATGTTGAATATGTAAAATAACTTCCAGTTAAGTAGGTATTAGAATTAGCTATAGAAACATTATTATTACTTCCGTTAAAAGCTAATATTCCGTTATTACTATTAGAATAGACAGGAGAATTGGCAATAGTACCACTATTATTATTTCCACTTAAATCCCTCCAAGTAGTACCTGACCCAGGATATGAATTCCTATCTGCGGCATCTAGTGCTAATACTAAACCATCTTGTATGATATCTGGTCCACCTGATATTCCCATTGGTTATAGGTTGAAGCGTGATTTTTGAGCATTATAGTTTTGAAGTAGTTCATCATTACTTAATCTTCTACTATACAAGTAAACAGCATATACTCTTCCTTTATATAACCTACTGTTGAAAGTATGAGATATAGTTGATACTGATAAACCTTCACCTAAAGCACCAAGATAAAAGTCTTGGCTAAGTGTTCTTCCTCCAGGTACTATAAAATATCCTGATGCGTTGGTTGATAAATTAGATTCTCCATTTATCATGAACGATGATACGTAATTTAGTTGAAAGTCAGCACTATTTGGAGCATTAGGTGCTACTGCTCTAAAAGTCCCGCCTTGCGTTCTTAAAGAATTATCTCCAGTAACTGAGGCACAAACTAAACCTGCTAATTCTACGATAGTAGGATCGAATCTACCCCAAAAGCATATAGTCTGTACTGTAACAGCAGAAAATGTAGCATAGTCGTCTACACCATCAAATACAATACTTCCGCCATTTGCACTATTGAAAGTAGGTCCGTTAGTTAACGTTACATTTCTACCGTTCCCGCTCATATCATACCACGTAGTCCCGGATCCGGGGTAGCTATTCCTATCAGCAGCATTAAGTGCCAATACTAAACCATTTGTTACTATGGAACCACCGTTTGCAAATGCCATGTTACTCTTGTGTTGCTACTGGTGCTATTTGTTGTGCACGATAAAGTCTTCCAGATGGATCTTGAGCTTGCAGTTCATCTGCTTTAGCCTGACATTCGGCTTCATTATCGTATTCATAAATTGGATCATTAGGGTTTAGATGAGCTACCCAGATCTGATCGTTTCCTGGAATAAACTGCATTTGTACTTGCCAAATCATAGTTAATTGTTTTATATAAATATTTACATGAATGTACCGATTGACTTGATTCTCCAACCACTTGTATTGGTCTGGACGTTGAAGAGAACGTCTGATCCTACCAAAGATACTGAACAAGTAACCGGCGTAGTTGAACCAACGTCTAGAGTAGAGTTGTCTGTGAATTGAACGTTAGCACCGTTCCATACTGCTAACATTTCACCTGTTCTAGCATTGGCTCCATTAGATACAGTGTATTTAAAGAAGCCTGATGTATAAGACCCGGTAGCTTGAGTAAACAAGTTGTTAGAGCCTACAACTGATGAAGCTACACTAGCATAGTCAGTTAATGTTTGATCAAATATTAGCTGATTCTGTATAGTGAAGTTCGTAGCAAAGCTAGAAGTAGCTGCGTAAGAAGCAGATGTTACTGATAACGAACTAGTAGTTTGATAGAATAGTTGACCTGTAGAAACATTGTAACCAACTACGTTTGTCTGGTTAGCATTAGACAAGCTAGGGAACCTGATAGAACCTGTAGCAGTTAAGTTAGATGAGAAGTTACCGTCTCCTGTTACGTCTAATCTATATGCTGGAGCTATATTATTAACACCTAAGTTACCGTCAGCAGTAATACGAACTCTGTCTAGATTGTTCGTTCTAAACTGCATAAATGCATTCTGACGATTTAAGAAATACACTTCTCCTGTGCTTTCTAAACCGATTTGAAAACCATTACTTGCTCCTGTTCCGCTATTAGTATTGTTTAACGATATATAAGAGACAGTGTTTCCAAATACATTAAGTTGGTAATTATTAGCATTAGCGCCTATTACCATACTTCCAGAAACTTGAAGTGGAGCTACCGGTGTAGCAGTTCCTATTCCAACATTACCACCCAAGATCCAGTGATTTCCTGAACCACTTACTCTTAAGCTACCAGTAAATTGTTGTACATTTGATGGTAAGTTACCAAAGATATTACTGCCTGATGAGAAAACAACACTAGATGTAACAGTTTGTACAACAAGCGTCTGAGCAGTTATAGTATTGTTAACTAGTAGATTAGATGCTGTTGCGTTTTGTCTAATTAAGAAATTATCAGCAGATGAAGCCGTTGCTGCAAAAGAAGCTGATACAGCGTTGAGTACAAAACTAGCTGTTGTAGCATTGAGTGCCCAACTAGAAGTACCAAATAGAGATCCTGTTATATTAGGAGCAGTTAATGATCCTGTTACTTGAACAGAACCTGTTAATAAGGTTGATCCTGATACTGTTAAGTTATTAGTAATTCTAGTACTACCAAAAACATCTAGTTTAAATCCAGCATCTGTTGTTCCATTATTAATAATAACATTACCCGTATTATCTTTTATAACTAATTGATCTTTTGAAGCTGTATGATTATAAAAATGAAAATCATTATCATTAGTTTCTCTTAATCCAACTCCCCATTTTGCTGTTGGAGAAGCTAAGCTACCGTTTGCAAATTCAAACGTTGCAAAATTTGTAGTTGCTGTTCTTATGTATCTAAATACTGCATTTCCAGTAGCATTTGGTTGAACAATAATACCTAAATTATTATTTGGATTTGCAGTAACTAATAATGTATTTTGAAGTCTTGCTGCATAATTAGTTACTCCAGTAAAAGCACCATTAGCAAAAGTAGGGTTTATATCCAGTCCTACTAAAGTATCATTATTAGCAGCAGCAGTTAAAGTAGGAGTTAGATTAGTACCTCTAGCAATAGCACCAGCCGCAGTAACACTATTATTAACTAGGAGTTGAGATGTAGGCGTAAAAGCAAATGTAG